GTTACTTCTGCACCGTCTAAGCCACGAGAGGTGGGTACTCGATGAATAATTGCATTGTCTGTGGAAATTTGTTTCATATCGCTGGAACATGGGCACTGATGTGTTCAGATGATTGTCGTAAAAAACGTGCAAGTGCATTAGAACGTGAGCGATATGCATTGATAAAGATGCGTCGCCAGTCGCTTCTAAAGAATTTGAAATGCGCACAATGTTCAAAATTATTTGATGCTAAATCAGCAAAACAAAAATATTGTTCAACGAAATGTTGTCAGCGTTCTAATCAAGGTTTTTTAGGTGCTAAAGATTCTGAGATTTGTTGTGCTCGATGTTCAAAGACATTCATCAACAAAAATGGTCGTGCTAAGTATTGTTCGCGTACTTGTAAGCGTGCTGGTACTCATTCGGATTATCGGTCTCGCGCTCGACGTTGGAATGTTGAGTATGACAGTTCAGTGACGATTACTAATGTTATTGAGCGTTTTGGTCGTGGTTGTGCGGAGTGTGGTGAATTGATTATTGGTGAGCATTCGTCTAAGGCGAATCAAGATGCTCCGTCGATTGATCATATTGTTCCGATGTCTGCTGGTGGAGCTCATGTGTGGTCGAATGTTGAGTTGGTGCATTTGCGTTGTAATTTGAAGCGTTGGAGTGCATATAGGAAGATGCTCACTAATGCCAACTAATAATGGGAATAAGGCTTTGCCTGTTGAGCGTAAGCGTGCTTTAGGTAATCCGGGTCATCAAAAGTTGCCTAAGTTGGCGGCTGTTTCGGTATTGCCTGTTGCTTCTGTTGAGGCTCCGGCGCATTTGGGTGATGTTGGTCGTGCCGCGTATTTGCATGTGGTGTCGACGTGTCCGTGGGTTGGTGCGTCTGATGTGTTTTCGTTGGTGAAGATGTGTGAGATGTTGGATGAGGTTGCTGTCTGGCAGCGTGATATTGAGACTCGGGGTATGGTGTTGGAGACGCCGAATGGGACGTTGCAGGCGCATCCTTTGATTGCTCATGTGCGTGATGCGCGGAAGCAGATTTTTGCGTTGGCTTCTTTGTTGGGTTTGTCTCCGTCTGATCGTGGGCGTATTGGCGCTGGTGAGGTTCAGGCTAAGTCGAAGTTGCAGGCTTTGATTGATGCTGAGAAGCGGAGCAAATGATGGCTGTTTATGTGTTTCGTTGTGCGCGGTGTTTTGAGTCGGTGGAGATTGAGGCGAAGGTTGGTGAGGTTCCTGATGCGCCGTCTTGTCCGTGCGGTAATTTGATGTTGAGGCGTTGGTCTGCGCCGGGTGTTGTGTTGCGTGGTACTGGTTGGGGTCGGGATAGTAAGTGACGGTTCAGGGTTGGCCGCCTCGGTATCTAACAAAGACGACTGCGGTTGAGCGTAAGCGTGGCGATGGGGCGAAGGCTGCAGCGTTCATTGAGGCGTTGTGTCGGGTTGATAAGCAATCGTTTGCTGCACCTGCTGGCGATTTGATCAAGTTGTTGCCATGGCAGCGCCAGTTGTTGGATGCGTTGCTGGCTCGCCGTGCTGACGGCAGGTTGAAGCACCGAACCGCTTTGATTGGTATGCCACGCAAATCAGGCAAGTCGGCGTTGTTGTCTGGGTTGACGATGCGCCAGTTAGTGATGGGTGAGCCGGGGTCTGAAATCTATGCTGTTGCCGCTACCCGTGATCAGGCTCGTATTGTCTTTGAGACCGCAAAGTCGATGATTCGTCTTGAGCCTGAATTGGCGGATGCGTGCAAGATTTACCGTGACGTTATTGAGAACACGGTCACCCGTTCGATTTATAAAGTGTTGGCTTCTGAGGCTCCACAACTTGAGGGTTTGTCGCCGTCGTTTGTTGCGTTTGATGAGTTGCATGCTCAACCGAACCGCGAGTTGTTTGATGTGTTGTCGTTGGCGTCTGCTGCCCGTATTGACCCTATGTTGGTGGCTATTACGACGGCTGGTGTGAAGACTGATGGCAGTGGTCGTGATTCGTTGTGTTTCACCATGTACCAGTATTTACAGCGTGTTGCTAATAATGAGGTGAGTGATGACACGTTCTTTGGGGCGTGGTGGCAGCCGAAGTTTGATGAATCCGATTTTCGCGACCCTAAGGTTTGGCGGCAAGCGAATCCGGGGTTCGGTCTCATCAGTGACCCTGAGGATTTCGAGTCGGCACTTTTACGCACACCGGAGAATGAGTTCAAAACGAAACGCCTAAACATTTGGACGTCATCGCAAGCTGCGTGGCTACCTGATGGAACATGGAAGGCATGTCAGGTTGATCGAAAGATTGAACCCGGAACCGAAATAGTTATTGGTTTTGATGGGTCGTTCAGTAATGACTCTACGGCGGTTGTTGCTGTGACTACTGATGAACCGCATCACATTATGGTGCTTGGTTTGTGGGAGCGGCCATCGAACCGTAATGAGGATTGGCAGGTTCCGATTAGTGAGGTTGAGCAGTGCATTCTTGACGCCTGCAGGTTGTGGGATGTGCGTGAGATTGCGTGTGACCCGTATCGTTGGGCGCGAACAATGGAAGCCATCGATGTGGTTGTTCCGGGTAAAGTTGTTGAGTTTCCGCAGTCGCCTCAACGTATGTCGCCAGCAACAATGCGGTTCTATCAAATGGTTGTTGATAGGCAGGTGTCGCATGATGGTCACCCGGGTTTGGCGCGGCATGTAGGTAATGCTGTTGTGAAGCAGGATGCCCGCGGGTCACGGATTGTGAAGGAATCAAGGTTTAGCAATAAGAAGATTGACGCTGCAGTCGCTACGATTATCGCGCTTGATCGGGCTTGTTGGAGTCCACCGGTTGCCGAGTTTGCGGAAGTTGGTTTTTTCAATGTCTAAACTATGGGGTCAAGTGGCACAATTAGCGGGTGCTGCTGTGTTCACTGTTGGCGCTGCAATGATTTATGTGCCTGCGGGTTGGCTTGTCGGTGGCGGTTTGCTGGTTTTGATTGGTGTCGGATTGGAGCGCGACAATGCTGAGTAAGGCTTTTGAACGTCGCGCTATATCTTTTCAGCAGGTGTTTGGCACTGGCGGGTTCTTTGGTACGTCAACGTATGCTGGTGTGTCTATCACGCAGGATTCGTCGTTGCGGATTTCTACGGCGTATGCGTGTGTGCGTTTGTTGTCCGATACGGTGTCGACGTTGCCGGTTGATTCTTTTGTCCGCCGTGATGGTGTTCGGGTGCCGTATCGTCCTCGCCCGATTTGGTTGGATCAGCCTGACCCGGATTTGGCGACCAGTCGTGATGAGCATTTCACGCAGGTCATGGTTTCTTTGTTGCTTGATGGTAATGCGTTTGTTCGGGTTGTGCGTGACCCGTTGGGCAATGTGATTGCGCTTATTGTGCTTGACCCTAAGCGGGTTGAGGTTCGCCGCAATAAGGATTACCAGATTGAATATTATTTGAAGGATATTGACAGGGTTCTGTCTAAGTCTGAGGTTTTGCATATTACTGAGTTGCGTAAGCCGGGTGCGTTGCGTGGTTCAAGCCGGATCGATGAGTTGAAAGAAGTTTTTGGTCTAACGGCGGCGTTGGATGAGTTTGCGTCTCGTTTCTTTGGTCAGGGTTCGCAAACGTCTGGCGTGATTGAAGTTCCGGGCGCGTTGTCGCGTGAGCAGGCGAAGGATCTTGTTGATTCGTTTGAGGAAGGCCATAAGGGTTTGGCTCGTTCTCACCGCCCGGGTGTTTTGTTTGGTGGTGCGAAGTTCAATAAAACGGGTGTTGACCCGAATGAAGCACAAATGCTTGAGTCCCGCAAAATGCAGGTTGAGGAAATTGCTCGTGCGTTCCGTGTGCCGTTGCACATGCTATCGACAGCGATTCCGGGTGCGATGTCGTATGCGTCGGTGGAGCAGAATGCTATCCAGTTTGCTACGTACACGATTCGCCCTTATTTGTCGCGTATTGAGGCGGCGTATTCCACACTTCTTCCACAGGGTGTGTTTATTCGTTTCAATATGGATGGCATTCTGCGTGGTGACATTCAAACCCGATTCAGTGCCTATTCGACTGGTACGCAGGCTGGTTTCTTGTCGGTGAACGATATTCACAGGCTTGAGGATTTGCCGCCAGTTGAGGGTGGTGATGTTTACCGTGTGCCGTTGGCGAACGTTGACCTTGCTGCTGCAGCACTTGTTGAGCAGGAACACAGGGTCGCTATGGCCAGCAAACTTATTCAGGTTGGTTTCGACCCGACTGAAACCCTTGCGGCGTTGAGCCTGCCCGCTATTGGTCACACTGGTTTGCCGTCGACTCAGTTGCAGCAGGTGGCACAGATTGACCCTGAGAATCCGTCGGCGGTGTATTGATGGCAATAGCGTCAAATAATTATACGGTTGATGGTACCGCCGTGTTGATTGCTGCTGATTCACCATCGGGTGCACGGCTGACGATTCATAACACAGATCAGGGCACGCCCGTATATTTCAATGGTGGTTCAACTGTGACATCGGTGACGGGTTTTCGTATTGATGCGAAGCAAATTATTCAGTTGACGTTGAATCCGTCTGAACAATTGTGGGCGATTTGTGGCAATGGTCAAACAGCGGTGGTTTCGGTGATTAGGCAGACCCAGTATGCGTGACATTGTTGTCAGTGATCTTGACGATACGCTGGTTGCATCCAATGGTGACCCGATTGTTGGCGTGTTGAATGAGTTGTTGGAGAAGCAGGCTGAGGGTTACGCGATTGTTATTGTGTCTGGTCGTCAACTTGACCGTTTCGATGAAACAAAGCAGTGGCTTTCCGATAATGGTTTGAACGTGCTCGATGAGGACATTCATTTGTCGGATTTTCCGCCCGGCCAGAATGCGTCACGCGAGTTCAAACTGTATAAAGCACAGTTGCTCCTTGATGCTGGCGACATCATTGATGAATGGTTTGAGAATGACCCTGACACCATTATTGCGTTGCAGGATTTAGATATTGAAGTGAAGGATGCTGCAGCGTATCGGGCAACTCGTGCCACTGATGCGCCAACATATATGCGTCGTGCCGCTGAAGTTGGTTTGAAGTATTGGGCTGATGGTAAAGCCGGTGACGGTTTGCAGCCGGCGACTGTGCGTGAGGCTCGCGCTATGGCACGCGGTGAAGTCAGTGACGATAAGTGGGTTCGGGTTGCTGCATGGATTGCGCGTCACCGTGGCGACTGGGAAGGCGTGCCTCAAAACAGTGACCCGTCGAGGGATGATTTCCCGGGCGCTGGTGCTGTTGCCGCCTACCTGTGGGGCGTTGACCCAACTATCAATGGTCAGGCTGACAAGGTTATTGCGTTTGCGCAACGAGCAACTGGTGTGCGTGTGGATGCGCGTGCTTTAGATATTGTTATCCGTCGTGCCGAGGCTGTTGGTACGGATGCTCACGAGAGGGTGCAGCGATTCCTAGCAATTTGGGAAGGCAGAACCGATGCTGACCCTTCATGGACAGCAGACAACGATTTGCTGCCTGTGACGCACCCAAGGAGAGCGAAATGACAAAACAGGTTGAAACCCGCAGTATCACTGCAGAGGATTTCAGTATCCGTGCTGTTGATAATGGTTCGGACTATATGCAGTTTTCTGGGTATGCGGCAGTGTTTGATTCGCCGTCTGAGCCATTGCCATTCATTGAGACGATTGCTCGCGGGGCTTTCGGTAAGTCGTTGCGTTCACGTAATGAAGTGAAAATGTTTGTGAACCATAATGCGGATCAGGTGTTGGCGTCTAAGCGTGCGGGCACGTTGCGGTTGCGTGAGGACGATAAGGGTTTGTTTGTTGAAGCGGATTTGCCGCCGACAACGTATGCCCGTGATTTGTCTGTGCTGATGCAGCGTGGTGACGTCACCAGTATGAGTTTTGGCTTCACTGTGCCTAGTGGTGGTGACGCTTGGATTGACGGGCAGAACCGTCGACTGAACGAGGTCAGGTTGCATGAGGTGTCAGTTGTGACTGGTTTCCCTGCGTATGAGGCTACATCGGCTCAGGTTCGCACTATTGAGCAGTTAGCGAAGCGCACCAACCTTGATGCTGACGCATTAGCACAGGCACTAACTTTGCTAGAAAACGGGCAAGAATTAGGCGATGAGCATGCGTCGTTGATCACTGAGGCGGTTGAACGTTTGCGTCCAGCGAAGACCGATGAGGAACCAACGATTAGCGTTTCTGGGTCTAAGTTAGATATTCTTGCTAAACAACTTGATTTGGCTTTGAAGTCGGTCTAGTTTCCCGGACTCTATTCGGGGTTTGGGTTGGTGTCTGCGGAGCCGCGCACCGTTTTCACATCAACTAATGAAAGCGAGTTACATCATGTCTGACGTTGTCAAGACGATGATTGACGAGCGCCAGAAGGCTTGGCACGAGGCTAAGAACATTCTGGACACGGCTGCCGCTGAGAAGCGCGACCTCACCGCTGAGGAAGAGCAGTCGTTCGCTCGCATCAATGAAGACCTCGACCGCCGCGCTAAGGTGATTGAGGACATCAAGGCTGCCTACGAGCGTGAGGAGCGTGTGAACGCTGCTGTTGCGTCGATGGGTGCACCGGTGGTCGAGTCCCGTACCGCTGAGAAGACCGATGCTGATTTCTTGAACGCTCTTGCGCGTGGCGAGATTCGCTCCTACACGTTTGAGCGTCGTGCGATCAGTGGTGCCTCTACTGGTGCCCCGGTTCCGACTGGTTTCTACAACCAGATTATTGATCAGGCGCGTCTTGTTGGCCCGATGCTGGTCACCTCGACGACCCTGAACACTGCCTCGGGTGAGAACCTGCAGGTGCCGCGTCTGTCTACGTGGTCGACGGCCACGATCAGCACCGCTACGGCTGCTATTGGTACCTCTGACCCGGCGTTCAGCGCATTCGTCACTCTGCGTAGCCACAAGTACTCCTTCATCACTCAGGTGTCGCAGGAGTTGTTGACTGACGCTGGTGTTGACATTTCTGCGTTCATTGCGCAGGAAGCGGGTAACGCGATTGGTTACGCGGTGAACACTGCACTGACCACCGGCACTGGCACTGTTCAGCCGAACGGTATCGTCACCGCTTCTAGCGTTGGTGGCACCACGGCTGCGACTGCGACTGTTTCTGGTGATGACCTCATCGACCTTGCTTACTCGACTGATGGCGCTGTGCGTCTGCTGCCGGGTACTGGCTGGATGATGAATGGAAAGACCCTCGGTGCGGTTCGTAAGTTGAAGGCGTCAACCTCGGGCGAATACTTGTTCGTGCCTACCCTTGACGCTGCAACACCTGATCGCCTGCTAGGGTTCCCAGTGTTCGAGAACCCAGCGATGGCTGATGTTGCTGCCGCCTCGAAGTCGGTCATTTTCGGTCACCTGCCGTCGTACTACGTGCGTCTGGTTGGCGGGATTCAGATTGACCGTAGCGATGAGTACGCCTTCAACCAAGGCCTCGCGACGTTCCGTTGCCAACTGCGCGTTGATGGTGACCTGCCGCAGACCAGCCACGTGAAGTACCTGCTCAGCAAGTCCTGATTTAGTCAGCCTTGTTGAGTACCCTCAGGGGCATCGACCAATAATGGTTGATGCCCCTGAGGGCTTTTTTGTTGAGAGGATGAAGGAATGGGTAATGCGCGTTCATTCAAGCGGCGTACCGGTACCGATGGACGAAGCAACAGCGGAAGTGCTGACACGCTGGGGGTGGCTGATCGAGGAAACAAGCCGTGCATCCTCTGGTTCGCCAATGCGCCGTGGGCAGGAACAGGCTACGGAACGCAAACCGCGCAAGTCGTCTCCCGTATCAAAAAGCAAGGATTCGATATTGCCTGTCATGTCAACTACGGATTTGAAGCCGGAAATACTGAGTTCAACCTCAACGGTCAGCGAGTCGCCATCTACGGCTCGGGTTTTGGGCAGTGGCGCAACGATTCAATCACAGCAAACGCGCAACACTATTCCCAAGTAACGGGTAAGAATCCGCTGGTTGTTACGTTGTGTGATGTGTGGACGTTCAATGAGAACAGTGTTCGTGATATGCCTGTGTGGTCGTGGACACCTGTTGATCATGCGCCTATGCCACCGAATGTTGCTAAATGGTTTACGTATGACAATGTGCGTGCTATCGCTATGAGTAAGTTCGGTAGGGCAATGTTTGAGGGTGCTGGTATTGAGTGTGATTATGTGCCTCACGCGTTTGAGCCTGTGTTTACACCCACCACATCAATTATTGGTTCTGATGGGTCTGCGAAGTCGCCACGTGAGTTGATGAATATTGGTGATGATCGTTTTGTTGTGATGATGAATGCGGCGAATAAGGGCATTGTTCCTAACCGCAAGTCGTTTGGTGAAAACTTGTTGGCGTTTAGTGTGTTTGCGAAGAAGCACGATGATGCTTTGCTTTATTTGCATACGGAACAGTTTGGCGCTATGGGCGGTATTGATTTAGTGAAACTTGTGAATGCTGTTGGTATTCCCGAGCATCAGGTGAAGTTTGTTGACCAGTTCGCGTACCGTAATCAGATTCCGAACCATATTCTTGCTGGGCTTTATTCGATGTCTGATGTGTTGTTGTCGGTGTCGATGGGTGAAGGTTTCGGTATCCCGGTGATTGAGGCGCAGGCTTGTGGCACGCCCGTCATTGTGAGCGACTGGACAGCACAGCCGGAATTGTGTGGCGATGGTTGGGTGGTTGAAACTCAGCCGTGGTGGGATCCAATGCAGGATTCATGGTTTGCCACGCCTCTAGTTTCTGGCATTGTTGATGCTCTTGAGCAGGCGTATTCTCGTGGTGGTGGCCATTCGGATAAGGCTGTTACGTGGGCAAGCGAGTATTCTGCCGACAATGTTTTCACAAATAATTGGTTGCCATTGTTGGAGAAACTATGACCGGTTGGTTTGAAACAAACCGTGGCCGTTTGAATAGGCGTGAGCCAGCGTTCGAGTTCCTATTCAATAATTTGCCGAAAGCACCTGTGATTGTGGAAACAGGGTCGTTGCGTTCACCCGGTAATGTTGATGGTGACGGTAACGCAACAATGCTGTTTGATGAGTTGACTGCTGCATCTGGCATGGTTTATAGCCTCGATATTGATGCTGCATGTGGTGTCAATATTGAGAAGCATTGTGGTCGGCAGGTTCAGTTCGTTGAGGGTGATTCTTTAGATACGATTCGGCTTCTTGCTACTCGTGTCAAAAACATTGATTTGTTGTATCTTGATTCGTTGGATGTTGATTTCGCGCATGACGAGTTGGCGGCGAAACATGCGTTGACTGAATGCCAGTATGGGTTGTCGATGTTGTCTCGGCGGGCTTTTGTTGCTGTTGATGATAATGACGATTTTGGGCGTGGTAAGGGTAGACTTGTGGAACAGTTCGCTGAGTTGAAAGGCTGGCCGTTAGTGGTTGACGGCTATGTCAAGATTTGGAGTTGCAATAATGGCTATCGCTAACGGTTATGCGTCTTTGGCTGAGGTGAAGGCTGCTGCCCGTATCACTGACACGGTTGATGATGCGTTGTTGGAGATTGCTATTGAGTCGGCGTCGCGGGCGATTGACGGTCACACGCACCGCAATTTTTATGTTGCTGGGACAGCGTTGTCGACTCGTGTGTTCGCTACTGGTAATAGTGATTTTGTGTGGATTGATGATGTTGCCTCAACCAGCGGGTTTGCGCTTGCAACATCGGACAACCTTGACGGTAACTATTTGACGACGTGGGGTACCGCTGACTACCAGTTGGAGCCTCTGAATGGGCGTTCTGAGGGCATTTCGTGGCCGTACACAAGGATTCGGTCAACCGGCAATAAAGGCTTCCCGTATGGCTCTGATTTGGCTGGTGTGCAGGTCACTGCCCGTTTCGGTTGGTTATCGGTACCGACAGCCATCAAACAGGCATGCATCATTCTCGCTGGCCGCCAGTTCAAACGCTACGACTCACCGCTCGGTGTCGCTGGTTTCGGTGACCTTGGGGCGATGCGGGTCAGCCGTGTCGATCCTGATGTTGCGTCTTTGATTGAACCGTATGTGTTGAGCCGGAACCTTGTCTGATGCCAACAACAGCAACCGTTACTGGTATTCGTACAGGGCTGGCGTCAACGCTCGGCAGTATCAAAGGTTTGCGCACTGCTGCTTACATTCCTGAAGACCCGAAGCCGCCGATTGCTGTCGTTATGGCACCGAACATTTCTTATGATTTGTCGTTTCAGCGTGGCATGGATTCTTACTCGTTCACGGTCATGGTCATTGTTGGTCGAGTTAGTGACCGCACAGCGCAAGCAACTTTAGACGCTTATTGCAATCCTGTCGGCGCGTTTAGTGTGAAGGCTGCTATACACTCTGACCCGACTCTTGGTGGCGCATGCCAGAACGCGAGAGTTACCGAAATGACAAACTATGGTTCTGTCGCTATCGGTGATGTGGAATACCTGTCAGCGGAGTTCACTGTTCAGGTTTACGCCTAGAATGAAAGAAGGATAAATCGTGGCAAAGTTCGCCGCAACGGATTACAAAATCACGATCAACGGTACTGACCTCAGTAGCAGCATTGCCAGTGTCGAGTTGAACTTTGGATATGACGAGATTGATGTCACCGCGTTCAGCAACCCAGGCAAGGTGTCGGCGCAGGGTCTTATCACTGGTGATGTGAAGATTGACTTTCATCAGGATTTCGCTGGTGGTACTGGTTCACTGGATGCTCGTTTGTGGACTTTGACGACTGCCACGACCCTTGCCACGGTTGTTATTACGCCAACGTCAGCGGCTGTCGGTACTAATAATCCTAGTTACACTGCGACCTGCAGACCGTTACAGTACAGTCCCGTGGCATCCGCAGTCGGCGATCTATCGACGGTCAGTGTCACATGGCCGCTGGCTGCTAACGGCACCGTGTCGCCTGTCGTGCGTGCCACTGCCTGATGCTGAACATTGACCTTACCGTCCAACACAAGGACGGAACCAATGTCGATGTTGTGTGCAAGACCGCTGACTATATTGCTTTCGAATCGAAGTTCGATAAGCCGATCAGTGTTCTTGAACAGGGGCGTTTGACGTATTTGTTGTGGCTGGCATGGCATGCGGTACAACGCAACAATCAAACCACCGATGATTTCGATACGTGGGTTGACACAGTTGACGGCATCGAATCAAAGGACGGGGACAATGATGTTCCCCCTTTGGAGAGTCCAGCGCCCACTGGCTGATTACGCACCTTGCGTATGAGTTCGGTCTTGACCCTCGGGTGGTCGCTGCACAATCAGCACGTCAACTGGTGACGATGGAACGTTACCTGCATTGGCGTAACACCCAACAGGCTGACGCGAACAGGAGACAGAACCGTGGCCGCTGAACAAGCCGAGTTACGTGTCAGTCTCACTGGTCTTGAGGAAACGTTGAAGGCGTTGAAGCAATATGACCCTGAGGCACGTAAGCAATTATTTCAGGCGGTGTCGTCTGCTACACGGTTGATTCGTGATGATGCTAGGCGTAGTGTCACGAGTTTGCCGGTGCCGACTGGTTGGCGTACTCAACGTGGCATGCCTACCGGTGAAGGCTCATGGAAGAACCGCACATTGACTCGCGGTGGTAAAGGCTGGCCACCATTCGACGCGAATAATGTGAAACGGCTAATCAAGTCATACATGGGTCGCAAGCGTGTAAGCAAAGGCTCAATCATCACTAATCGTGGCATTGTTGTGAATGCGTCTGGCGAAGGTGTCATTTACGAGTTTGCTAAGAAGTCTCACCAGTCGCGTAATTATCCGTGGGTCAATTCGGTTCCGTTCATCAATCATCTTGGGCGTATGCAGGGTGGTCGTATCATTTGGGCTGCTGGTGAGCGTCGCAAAGAACAGGTACGCACAGAGATTCTTGATGCTTTGGCGGTTGCTAACGGTAAACTTCAGAAGGCTTTTGATTCTGTGAAGGAAGGTGACCGCTGATGCGTAAAGGGCCGGTTTATCTTTCCGTCACATCGAGCGCAGATTTGAAGGCACTTGATACCACTAATCGTAAGTTGCGTGAAGTTTCTAAAACCAGCACACAAACTAATAAAGGTTTGGCTGGTTTCGGTAAATCATTAGCAGGATTGGCTAGCGTTGCTGCTGTTGTTAGTGTTGGTACGAAGGCAATCAATGAGGCAACTGAGGCATTCAAAACAACGGCAATGACCGAACAGATTTTGAAGAACACTGGTTTAGCGGCATCAGTCACCAGTCAACAAATCGGTGACCTGGCAATGCAAATATCAAACCTCACTGGTATTGATGATGAGCAAGTTCAAGCCGCATCGAATGTGTTGCTCGGGATTCAGGGTCTTGTGCCGGCGGGTAAAGATGCTCAGGCAACGCTCGCCAATTTGACGCAAGTTGCTACTGACCTTGGTGCCCGTTTAGGTAAAGACCCGGCAGCTGCAGCGAAGATTCTTGGTAAGGCTTTGAGTGATCCCGCTAAAGGTGTTGCTGCCTTGTATCGTGCTGGTTTGCCGTTGGATAAACAACTCGCTGACCGTGTGAAGGCTTTGGCTAAGGCAGGTCAAGCGGAACAGGCTCGAGCACTACTGCTGCAAAATGTTGCTTCACAGACTAAGGGTGTTGCTGCAGCGGTTGCTGACCCAATGACTCGCCTACAAACAATGATGAATAACTTGTTGGAAAGTATTGGTTTGCCGTTGCTTGAGGCTTTGATGCCAGTGTTTTCGGCGTTGCAGCCGGCAATTAGCGCATTGTCACCAGTGTTGGCTGTATTGGGTAGAGGTCTTGGTGTCATTATCAAGCAGATTGTTGATGCGTTGATTCCTTATTTGCCGTTGTTTGCTGATTTGTTTGCGTCACTGGTGCCGATTACTGTTGATATTTTGAAGGTTTTGACACCGTTGTTGCCGTTGTTCCTTGGTCTTGTGCCAGTGATCACATTGGTTGCAAAGATTCTTGGTGTTGTGTTGAAGCCTGCATTATTTGCGATTCAGGTTGCGTTGACTGCGGTTACCGGAATCATTGCTGGCTTTTTGAAAGTGTTGTCATTCGCGTTAGGTTGGGTTCCCGGTCTTGGTAAAGCATTGAATACTGCCGCTAATGCTGCCGGTGATGCTGCTTCACAACTGATGAAAGTGTCATTGGCGTCGACTGATTCGCAACTAAGTAGCGGGTTAGCAACTCAAGCCACAAATTATCAGGATGCTGCTGCGGCGTTGAATCGTGGCGCAATGAATGCCAATAAGGCAGCGAAGGCTGTAGGTTCAGCAACAGCAACTAAAACGAATAAGGTGAAGCCGAAGACTGCGACATCTGCGAAGGCTAAAACGATGGGTGACCAGTCGTTTACGGTTGCTGGTTCTGGTGGTGGTTTGTCGTTGTCGGTGACGGTGAATGGGTCGGTTGTTCAGGAGCGTGATATTGCTCGGACGATTCGTGACGAGTTGCTGCAGTTTGCTCGACGTCAGGGCGCTAACCCAGCATTCGGGGTTTGATATGGCTGTTTTGCCTGATCCTGATGCTGGTGGTTCCGGCCAGATTGCTGATGTAACTTTCTACGCAAATATTGGTTCAGCGGTTTATTTTGAGATGGATACGAACCCGAGCCTAAAGATTGGTGACTCGTTTTATTTCAAGTCAACGGGTGTGTATCAACGCTACGACGGCGAGTATGTGGTGTCTGGTACGGCACTGGTTGGCACATCGGTTTATCGGGTGACGACGACGTGTATTGGTACTGAGTCGGTGATTGGTTCCTGATGGGTACTTTGACTTTGGCTTATTCGCCACCGCGTGTTGCTGCAGGTAAGTTTGGTGTGTTGTTTGGTGCTGAGGATGCGACAACTGGTACCGCATATACGACCAGTGATGGTTCAGGTTTCGCGCATGTCGGCTATTCGGAAGTTGTGTCAGGTACAACTAATGGCACCAGTAATCGTGGTGTTCGTGTTGCACCAAGTCAACGCATTTTGAACCTATTTCCTAATGATGAGTTGACGGCTATCAGTATTCGCCGTGGCCGTACTCGACCTGATCAATGGGATGATGTCGGCGAATGCACTATTACTGTTATGAATCAGACGGGTTCTAGTGACCCAGATAATTACGATAAAAATACTGGTGGCCGTTATCAGCGTTTGACGACACCATCGAGCGGTACCGCTATACCGGCGACAGCGACTTATGTGTCGTGGCTTGCACCGGGTATGTACGGGCAGGTGTGTTATTCCACTGATGGCACCACCAATATTCCGTTGTTTACGGGTGTGCTTGAGCAGGTTGAACCAACCGATGACCGTGTCTCGACAGCCACCTATACGTTCGTTGACCGTATCGCGTTATTGGGTCGAGCAACTCTTGTCAATGGTGCGAAGGTTGGTGCCACTGGTGATACGGGACGTCAACGCCTGAACTTGATTGCTCAAGCGTCACGGCTGTATGACCTGATCAACGGTAACGGTGGCAATAATGTTATTGAGCAAGTGCTTGATATCAAAGGATGCACCCGCCGTTTGTCGCAAGGGTCAACTGGTGACACTGCGTTGGATGCCATCAAGTCGGTGATTGCTGGTGAAGCCGGACGAGTATTTTCTAACCGTTCAGGTCTTGTCTCAATGTGGGATAGGGCAAACATGGCAACCACTGGAACAACAATGGCCGGAACATTCACAGACACACCAGCAACAGCAGCAGGTTACGGCTATGACGAAATCCAATCAAATCAGGCACAAAACTTTTTGTATAACTCTGCTGTTGTGACTGTCGGTTCAGCGGTTGCCGCATCAGCGAAACTTGATGATTCAATTGCCACGTATGGTGAGCGCCGTTACGAAATTGATTGTTCACTGCAGTCAACAACTGACGCCTTGAACCTTGCCACTTTTTGGGCAACGAACTGGTCAAACCCGTCAAAGTCTGTGGCATCGTTGAGTTTGCAGGCGTATGCGTTCACTGACGCTAGTTTCGCAGCATTGGCGGCCATTGATTTGCAGCAAGGTGTTCGCGTGTATCGACGATTACCCGGTGGTCGAACACTGGACGTGAATTGTGTTGTTGAGGGCATAGAATTAGATATAGCGCCGAGCAGTAGACGGTTCACGTTTTATCTGTCTGCGCGTGACACAACAACCTACACGTAAGGATCAGCGATGGCTACATGGACTGCGGCGACAGCGATTCCCGCTGGTAACCTCATCACATCGGCATGGATGTCAACAACGACAGCGGCCATCAACTTCCTTGGTGCATCATCATCCACCGCAGGTAAAGACCTATTTTTTGCGCGTCAAGGTTCAGGTCAAGTTATTACTGCCGCCACCTATACGGCATTGACTTTCGGTGGTGAAGACATCGATGTCGCCAATGGGCATTCGACATCAACAAACACCAGTCGTTACACGGCACAGGCCGCAGGTAAATATCGTCTCGTTGGGTCTATTGCTATCCCTAATTTTGGTGTATCGGGTGCATCCATTATTGGCGCCTACTATAAGAATGGTGCTGTTATTGCTACTGACGCTAAGGCAGCGTTTGTGAACCCAGCAGCACAAGCAACATTAGTGATGCCAACTTATTACGTGTCATTAGCGGCTACCGATTATGTCGAGTTACGTGTTTTCAATGCGACTGGTTTCACCACTGATGTCAGTGGCCAGCAGTCAACGTTTGGTGTGGAGTGGGTTGGCGCATAATGTCTGCTCAAACTATTGCGTCATGGATTGGTATTAGTGTTGGTGCTTTGACGATCGTGACAACATTGGGTCGTTGGTTCATTGTTGCCCCGTTGAAGCGTTATATTGCTGAGCAGACGCATCCGATTCAGCCTGACGCTAATGGTGGTAAATCGTTGCCTGATGTGGCGGTCGCTATTGCTAGAGTTGAAACGAAACTGGATAACGTTGATTCGTGGTTGACGAAAGTTGATCAGCGACTCATCGAACACATCAAAGACCATAAAGGTTAGGGGCTAGTTATGTTGGATCGGTTGTCGCCTCAGGTTCGTCACGCATTGATTCTGCTTGGTGGTGCAGTGTTGACGTGGGCATCAAGCAAGATTGCTGTTATTCCTGTTGATGTTCGCCCGTTTGCGTCAGCCGCTTTAGCGATTATTACGTTGGCGTGGACGCCGATTACCCGCCAGTATGGTGTCGGTTCAGATGACTGAGCACTCAATCAATGGTTGGGTGGCGTCTGCCGATGAGCGCAGCATTGGTGTCAGGTCATTTCGTATTTATCGCACCGACAGGCACGTCAGATTGTGTGAGGATGCGGCACCTATCCTGCTGTGGGTAGCAACAAAGTTTCACGCCTCTGTCGCTAATCTTGATAAAGACCCGCTCGCTGTGTGGGGATATAAGTATCGGCCAGCGTTACAGGGCAACGGCAAACTGTCTGATCATGCCTCGGGTTCGGCCATCGACCTACGATCAGACCGTTTCCCTGTCGGCACCGACAACATGAACATGATTCAAAAGCTCGCTGTTCGCCGTATCTTGAAACGTTGCGACGGTCTAGTTATTTGGGGTGGCGATTACAAGTCAGCGGCCAGCAAAGACCAAATGCATTTCGCTATCGCCCCGGGCGTGAAGGCTCGTGATATTGAGTTGTGGCGTGTGAAGCGCCGTGTTGACCCTAATGGGCGTCCGTTGCCGTGAGTGAGGCAGCGCCACCGGTCTGCGCTCATTGTGGCTGGCAGAAGGTGTGGCACCCATCGGGGGAACGATTCAGATGCTCACGGTGTAAGAATCTACGCTCACACCATAAGTTGTCGGGTGCCGAGTGGTTGGCGCTGGTTGAGGCTCAACACGGCTTATGCGCCATATGCGGGACGGAGAGCCGTCTAGTCATCGACCATGACCATTCCTGCTGCCCTGAGAACAAGTCCTGTGAGAAGTGCCGTAGGGGGCTTGTATGCCACTCCTGTAACCGCATGCTGGGTTTAGGTCAAGATAACCCTGATGTGCTGCTGAACGCCTTCCTGTATCTGCATTGGCGTGGCTCTGCGCTAGGCTAGGAACCGCCCCTAGGGTTGAAGGCTGTCC